TCAACGTGTTGGCGTTGTGGCCTCCCTTCCTACTGCTGGCGAATCAGCTTCCCCAACGGTAGCCAAGAACGCCCACGCACGCATTACTCAACTTTGCGGGCTCGCAGAAAAAGGAAAGATTGCCCCCCTTATTATGGTGGACAACGAAAAGATTAAAAAGCTTTACCCCAAGCTAACAGTCAAGAAGTTCTGGACAACTATCAATAATACTGTTGCTGGCTTGTTTCATGTTTTTAATGTCCTCGCCAATAAAGACTCAGAGTATACGACCTTTGACGCTACAGATTATGATAGCATCATGCGTCAGTCGGGGTGCATGATTATGGGTGTTACGACCGTCAAAGATGTGGAGAGTGAGACAGCTATTTCCAACGCCCTTAAGAAAAATTTAGAGAAAACTCTCCTCGCTGAAGGATTCGATCTTACGACTGCTACAGGTGCTGCCTGTATTGTTGTCGGCGGCGACGTTATTTTTGAAGAGACGGCCGGCCTAATGGACAGCATCGAATTTGGTTTCGATACTCTTGCTGCACTTACGGGGGGAGCGATTGTTCACCGAGGCATTTACGAGGACAGCAAACGAGACAAACTAGTGACATACACTCTTGTGAGTGGACTTAAGAGACCGGTCAAGAGAATAGAGGGGCTTAAAAAGTTTCTGAAATAGAATGAAAAAATTACTCGCTTTAATACTTTGTTTTTCATTAAACGCAATCGCTGCGGATGTCACCAAGTTTGATCCTCTCCCCGTCACAGTAAACCAAGAGGGGAATAACTATACTGGGATACTCTTGAGTGAGGAAGATTTTCGCAAAATACTGGAAAAGAAAATTGACGCCAACGCCAAACTCTCAGAATGTTCGGTAGATAAACAGGTCTGTGATAAAGCCGAAAAAATATATAAATCTTCTATTACAAAACTAGAAGACCAACTAAAGAAAAACAACTCATGGTTTGACAGAAATCGGGGAACCCTTGGTCTTCTCACTGGTTTGGTCATAGGAACTGGTGTTTCTATTGGTATTGTTCATGCGGTGTACCAACGATGAATAAAGATAATCCGGATTATATAGCTGCAATTGAAAGAGCAGTCAAGGACAAGTATGGCAACCAAGCGGTACAAGATTTTAGATCTCAGTGGGCTCCAGCGAAAGAAAAGGAGTATCTGGCACAACTTAAAAAAAGACATAGGAAAAATAAATCACACTCTCGCCAGAAAGAGATTGTTGTTCGTGGCGACATTGTTATTAAAAAAAGAGAACCAAAGGCAGCGACCGAGAGAAAATGTCCTGTTTGTAAAACATATTCATTTTCAGCAGCGGACGACCTATATATGAATAGGTTTGGGTGTTGTCGTGACTGTTACTTGGACTTTGTGTTTGCAAAGCCTGCGGAATGGGAAAATGGCTGGCGACCAACGGACCAAGAGGTTGAAATTTATCTACGGAGAAGAAAATAATGACAAAAATTTTAGATGTAATTAGGGGACTCAACCAGGCCGCCACAAATGCTTATGACGGATATCAACACATGGACTCTAAGATTGGACTTACGCGAGAAGAAGGGCACCCTATTCTAGATTCACGTCAAATGGATGGGTTTCGTGTTCGTTTTTCCGCCGATAAAATGATGTTGACATATCAGGCAGAGGTGCTTGCCAAGCAATTGCATCCCCGCCATCAATTTGAGAACGAGCTAGAGAGAAAATTCAAAGACATTGTAAAGTATCTCCAGAAAGAGTATAAGAAAATAACCAAAAACAGCGTGTCTTTGAGTGGCGATGGCGATGTGGATATGTACGTTCAGACGTCTTCGCGGGTACGAGTGTGGGTGCAGGCTCATAAACAGTACACTATTGGTGGACTAAGCGATGTGGATTCTGTAAGAAAAACATCAGCGGGTGATGTAGACAAGCCATATGAAAAAAAGTTCAAAGATTTTTTAGACCTGTCCGCCACCAAAAAGCCTCAAACCAATAAATGAACTTTGATATAGTCGAGATGTAAATGGTCCTCACCAAGAAGGAAATGATGGCGGAAGTTATCCGCTGCGGCAAAGACCCCGTTTACTTCTGCAATCAATATTCTAGAATATCCCATCCGATGCGTGGGCTCATCCCATTTGAGATGTACGACTTTCAAGAAGAGGCGTTGCGTAAGTTCAACGGACATCGATTCAATGTGATATTAAAAGCTAGGCAGTTGGGAATTTCAACCACGGTTGCAGCTTATGTTTGCTGGCTAATGCTCTTTCATCGGGATAAAAATGTACTTGTTGTGGCTACGAAGCTTGGTACAGCCGCCAATCTCGTAAAAAAGATAAAGGGGATACACAAGCACTTACCACCGTGGTTGAAGATATCCGAAATAGCAATTGATAATCGTAATTCTTTTGAATTAGGTAATGGGTCCCAGGTGAAGGCGTCTTCTACCTCTGGCGACGCAGGGCGATCTGAAGCTTTGTCATTGCTGGTAGTTGATGAGGCAGCTTTTGTGGAAGGGATTGATGAGCTTTGGGCTGGACTTTATCCTACTCTTTCTACGGGCGGCCGTTGCATTGCCCTGTCCACGCCCAACGGAGTAGGGAACTGGTTTCATAAAACCTATACTGACTCCCAGGAGGAGCGAAACGATTTTCATACGATCAAGCTACCTTGGGACGTTCACCCTGAAAGAGACAAGCACTGGTTTGCCCAAGAAACTCGCAATATGTCCCGCCGCGAAATAGCTCAAGAGCTTGAGTGCAATTTTAATGCTTCAGGCGAGACGGTCATCCATGGCGATGATCTGGGGAACATCATGCAAAGCCTGTCTGAGCCTAAGCACCGTACCGGTTTTGATAGGAACTACTGGATATGGGAAGAGCCAATACCAGATAGAGAGTATCTACTAGTCGCCGATGTGGCTCGCGGAGACGGATCAGACTATAGTGTGGCTCATGTTTTTGATATTGAAACCATGGAGCAGGTAGCAGAGTATCAGGGGAAAATAACTCCGGATATGTTTGCTCCGCTTCTTTTTTCTATGGCCTCTGAGTACAATACGGCCCTGATGGTCATTGAGAACAACTCGTTAGGAATTGGCGTTCTGAGCCGCCTTAAGGATCTTGAGTATAGAAACCTTTACCACAGTCTTAAAAAGAGTCATGACTATGTAGACGAAACCACGTCCGAAGCAATGGGCGGCGTACCTGGGTTTACGATGTCTATGAAAACACGTCCTCTAGTGATAGCGAAGTTTGAAGAATTCGTCAGGAATAAACTAATTAATATTAACTCGGTGCGATTAGCTAACGAGGTCAAGACTTTTGTATGGCATAACGGAAGACCTCAGGCTATGAGAAGCTACAATGATGATCTTGTTATAGCTGCTTCTATCGGGTGTTGGGTCAGGGGGACCGCACTAACTGTGAATGAACGAGAAAAAAACTACAAGAAAGCTCTTTTGTCGAGTATATCAGTCTCTACGAAACACCTTCATACTCAAATACCGGGACAACAGGGGTACAAACCGCCCCGTGGACACAATCAGCAAACCGACCTCCCCACTTTTGGGTGGATAATTAAAGGATAGCCATGGAAAACGACAATACTAATAATCCAAGAAATAACCAATCCAATTTATTTAAAAGGTTAACCCGACTTTTGAGCGGGCCCCTGGTGAACTATGATAAGCCCGCAGTTACCCGAGGCACGTCCCGAGATGTAACCAAATATACTTTTACTAGTAGCACCGGCCGAGAGTTTAAGAAAAAAGAGTACTACAACCCCTTTGGCGGACTGGCATCAAAGACTCTTTTGGATCGAAATAAACAAATAAGATATACCGATTTTGAACAGATGGAATACATGCCTGAGATAGCTTCAACTATCGATATTTATGCTGACGAAATTACCACTTCAACTGCTTTAACTCCCTTGGTCAATATTGATTGTCACAACAGAGAGATTAAAGATATTTTACACACTCTTCTTTATAGCGTGTTAAATGTCGAGTCCAACTTGTTTGGTTGGGCCCGCGGGATGTGCAAATATGGAGACTATTATCTCTATTTGGATATTGATGATAAGCTGGGCATCACTAACGTGGTGCCGCTACCAATTCGTGAGGTGGAACGCCTGGAGGGAAAAGACCCCACCAATCCGAACTACATTCAGTATTTCTGGGTCAATGCCGAAGGCAAAGGCGGCGTGACATTTGAAAATTGGCAAATTGCCCATATGAGGGTATTGGGTAATGACAAATATGTCCCCTATGGAACCTCGGTGCTTGAGCCTGCCCGCCGAATATGGAGACAGCTTACAATGTTAGAAGACGCTATGATGGCTTATCGGATTGTAAGATCCCCCGAACGCCGCGTTTTCTATATTGATGTGGGAAATATTGCAGCCGAGGATGTAGAGCAATATATCGAACAAGTCAAAACACAAATGAAAAGAAATCAGATCGTGGATGATGATACTGGACGTGTAGACTTAAGGTATAACGCTATGAGTGTTGATGAGGATTATTATGTCCCTGTTAGAGGGTCAAACAATAACACTCGGATTGAAACCTTGGCTGGCGGACAGTTTACTGGTGATATTGATGATGTAAATTATCTTCGGGATAAGCTTTTTTCTGCCCTGAAGGTTCCCAAAGCTTACTTGGCCCAGAGTGACACGATGGAGGACAAAACAACACTGGCCCAGAAGGACATCGCATTTGCCAGGACCATCCAGCGGCTTCAGCGTGTAGTGATAGCAGAACTAGAAAAAATATGTATCATTCATTTGTATACTTTGGGTTTTCGTGAACAAGATTTGACCTCTTTTAAGTTGGAGCTTAACAATCCCTCTAAAATTGCCGAACTACAAGAGTTAGAGCATTTACGCACCAAGTTTGACATTGCAGGGGCTGCTACTGAAGGCTATTTTTCCAAACATTGGGTCTACAAGCACATCTTCAAACTATCTGACGAAGAGATTGAAAGAGTACAAATTGAACAGTATACCGATTCAAAGCACGCAGCAGCTTTGGAAGCCGCCGGTACCATACCCGAAGCCACTGAAGGAGGTGGAGGAGGTGGAGGAGACATTACGGACGATCTTGTGGGTGACGAAGGAGGAGGAGAAGACCTTCTCGGCGGAGAGTCCGAAGGAGCGGGGGCGGAGGATGCTGCCGACGCCGACGCCGGGGCTCTTTTAGCAGAGCCCGAACCTGGACAAAGGGATGATACGGATTGGTATAAGCCGGTGAAACGAGGGCAACACAAGTGGAAACAAGGAGCCCGTCGCCGCCATATGCAGGGGCAATATAGTAAAGAATTGGCCTCTTCCGCTCCCCGAAGCCTATTTAAGGGGTACGCTGATGGACTCAAGTCAGTGGCGAGCATTGGAGAGTCAGCCGATAAAAATGAGGAAAGACAGCTCTTTGAGACACAGTTTGAACTTAAGCGGCTACTAGATCAGTTGGAAGCAAAAGATGAAAACCAGACATAACAAGAAAAGAAACACCGTATTTTTATTTGAAGCTCTTATTCGCGAGCTTACCAAATCGGTAGTGGAAAGAGATTCTGAAGGTATGGGGTGTGTGAGAGACATCTTATCGAAACATTTTAAGAAAGGATCTATTCTGTCCAAGGAACTAGACTGTTATCGCTCTCTTGTGGAAAAAGACCACCTTGATCGCTATACTGCGGAAAAACTAATTTTTCAGACCAAGAGAGAGCACGAGGGGTTAGACAAGGAAAACATTTTCCAAGAACAGACCAACGTAATTAAAAAAATTAACAGTGAACTGGGAAAGGGCGTATATAATAATTTTGTCCCAAACTATAAGGACTATGCATCGATCGCTCAGATATTTGGTGATAAGATGCCGATAAAGGACCGAGTACTTTTAGAGGGGCAGCTAATTGAGAATCTAACGGGCGGAAGAGAGAACACAGAGCCTCTCACGCCGGTCAATTCATTAGTAGTTCAAAGCTTTACAGAGCGGTTCAATAAAGAGTATAAGGATTTGTTGCCCGAGCAGAAGCTGCTCTTGGGAAAATATGTAGCAGCCATTGGACCCAATGAGGCGGACTTCAAGGTCCACCTTCACGAAGAACTCATACGCATTAGAGTATCGGTCGCCAACTCAGTACAGTTGCCTGAAGTTGTTAATGACCCGGACATGATGGAAAGTACCCACAAAGTAATGGAGCAATTAGAGTCATTTAATGTTGTACATGTCGGAGAGACGGAACTATTAAGAATCTTAAAACTCCAAAAACTTGTGAGAGAGTACAGTACAGATGACGATTAAGATTACCATTCCTCCACTCAATATTAAGAAAGAACCCCAAGCTAAAGTCACTCTTAATGCTACGAAGACATTAGATGGGAGCCTGCTCATTGACGACCACCAGCAGGTGGACATTGTCATAATTCCCAAGGACCAAAGAATTTTAACGATGCCCAAGCCCTCCGCCGAGAAGGACACTTTTGATTATCAGAAAGCTCTTTTTCATTCCCTTTTCAAAGCTGGCGTCACGGGAAACTTTATCGAGGGCGGAACAAGCTTCGGAGTGGTGGAGGGGCGGTATTATCAATCTAGTGAGGTGAATTCTTTACAGGTAGTTCTTTATGAGATTGAGAAGTTTATAAAAAGAACTCAGCAAGATGAAGATGTAGCCCTGGACTACGATCAAAATATAGAGGACCATTTCACTGATCCGACACCCGAAGACAGCACGGAGTATGGGGCCATCCCCCCTTATCAAGACACCGCCGCAGGACGCGAAGATCGAGTACCTTCAACTTCGTACTATGGGTACGGTTACAGCTATTAAGAAAGCCGACTAGAGTGAATTTAGTTTCTTTTGTTTTATGTGGATATGGGTTGACTCAAATATTAGTTTTTTCTAGTATTTTTGACAAGCTCCGCCCCTCAGTTGCTTTTTTTCATTGTCCGATGTGCGTGGGCTTTTGGTCCGGCGTACTTCTTGTGCTCCTAAACCCATTTACAGAACTATTTACCTTTGATGTTTCTTTAACAAACGCCTTCCTTCTAGGGTGTCTGTCTTCTGGGACTTCTTATGCATTGTGTATGCTCATATCAGATGGAGGACTTCAACATGAATACCGAATTAAAAGGGATGTGGACGCAAAAATGGAGACTGAGACCAGTCGCAAGGTGTTGCAGGGGTAGCAGTATCGTGCGGGTAACGCCCGCACTCACTCAAAGGAGATAAAAATGACAAAGAAATATGTATTACAAGAGTTTATGAACCTAGATTATAGCGATGATCTTCTTACGGAGGAAGAGCGTCAAGGAAACAAGGCTGGCATTCACCTCGTCGTCGCAGGCAAGATTCAGTGTGCTGAGTCCAAGAATGGTAACGGACGCATCTACCCTAAGCCGATTTTGGAGCGGGAAATTAAAAATTACACCAAGCTTGTCAAGGAAGGTCGAGCCATCGGCGAATTAGACCATCCTGACAGTTCAGTGGTGGAGCTTAAAAATGCTTCACATGTAATGACCGAAGTGTGGTGGAAGGGAAATGATGTCATGGGCAAGATGAAGATTCTTAATACGCCTGCCGGACAAATTGCCAAACAACTTGTAGAAGGCGGTGTCCAGTTGGGCATCTCAAGTCGTGGACTGGGGTCAACCCGCCAAGAGGGCGAAACGACCATGGTCGAGGAAGACTTTCAGCTTCTCTGTTTTGATTTGGTTTCGGAACCAAGCACTACGGGGGCTTACCTTGTAGCCGAAAGCCAAGTCAAGACACACCTCACCAAAGCCGACCGAATCAATCGAGCCCTTAACGACGTACTCGGAGACGACTAATGGCTGGAGCAGGTTTTGGAGCCGCTGACGATGACGGCACCTGGGGATTTAAAGCAACTCCCGACGGAAAAGTAAGTCTCGGCAATACCTCTGACGACGTAATCCAAGTTACGGGAAGCCTAGATATTAACGGGAACATCTATGCTGCCGAGTTTATCTATCACAAGGGAGACGACGATACGTTCGTTAAGTTTACCGACGATGTGGTAATCCTCAAGGCAGGTGGTAAGTCAATGCTCAGGGGAGATCCGA